CGACCTACTTCGGCCCGATCTCGATCGTGACGCCGGACCAGATCGGGAAGCTCAAGGGCTCGTATGGTGCGACCGGGGTCCCGCAGTTCGCGGCCCTGGTGGACAAGGTGGCCCGGTTCGCGCCGGCCCCCGACGCCAGCTACGACACCCAGATGGTCTACTGGAGGACGATCGTCAGTCTGTCCGCCACGAACACGACCAACTGGCTCCTGCTCGCGGCGCCCGACATCTACATCTACGGGGCGCTCGTGGAGTCCGCGCCCTACCTGAAGGACGACAGCCGGCTCGCTCTCTGGCAGAACCTGCTGGAGCAGCGCATCGAGGCACTCCACCTTGCAACCGTGGACGCCCAGTTCGGGGGTTCCATCCAGCGCACCTATACCCCGATCGGAGGCTAAATGGCCACCCAAGATCCAACCGTCAACTACAACTGGGACCTCCCCACTGTAGCTGGTTCGAGCGGCGCCTGGGGCACCGCACTCAACGTCATCTTCGGTGATGACGCTACCGGCATTGATGCCGTCGTCAAGGCCATCTCGGACGTAGCGGACGCTGCGCTGCCGGCCTCTGGCGGTACGATGACCGGGGAACTCGTCACCCTCACGCAGACGTTCACCCTCGGGGACCTGTCAGCAACCATGACGGGAACCGTTACTATGGACCTGGACGCTGCGAACTTCTTCTTCGGGACCGCGACGGGTACGATCACCTTCGCGTTCTCGAACGTTCCCTCGGGGGGCGTGTTCGTCCTCCTGGAGATCACCAACGGTGGGTCGCAGACGATCAACTGGCCTGCCTCTGTGCAGTGGCCGGGTGGATCGGCCCCGACGCTCACCACGAGCGGCGTGGACGTCATCTCGCTGTACACCCGCGACGGAGGGACCACCTGGAGGGCCACGTTGGCCCAGGAGAACTCTGCGTAATGATCGCGTCGTCTTTCACCGTGACGGGCTTCGAGCCCAGCACAACGCCTCCTGACGGCCCACCGACGAACGGGAACCTCTACGCCTATGGCGGGGAGACCTACGTCGGGCTGTACTGGACGCCGGGTGATTACGACGCGGAGACGCAGATCGCATATGTGATAGACCCCACAGGAACGACGGAGCCCTCACCGGGTGACATCATCGGTCTCGTGGGTCCCGGAGTCCAAGGGTTCGAGGACGACCTCGACTACATCGAGCGATGCTACTACTGGGTACGCCACCGGCGCGGCGGGCAGTACAGCGCCTGGGAAAGATGTGAACACTCCTTCGGTTGTTCGGAGGAGATCTAATGGCTTCTGACATGGAAATCCAGTTGTTGCAGAGACTCGACAAAGTGAGCGATCAAGTGGGCGAGGTCGCCGTGACCGTCGGGAAGATGGATGGGGTGGCGGAGCTACTTCGAGATCACGAAGCCCGCGTGAAGAGGTTGGAGAAGTGGCAGGCGCGACTGATCGGCGGATACACTGCTGCGGGCGTGCTCGCAGGGGTTGGATTCCAGCTGGTGATGAACGCGCTCAAGTAACTCAAGCACAAGGCACACATGGGGATCATCGACAAGATCGCAGGCGTCATCGGCGGGGCCATTGGCCTTGTGGACGACCTGCATACCTCGGACGAGGAAAGGGGCGCTCTGAAGAACGCCCTGCTCGTCATCAAGGCCGACGTCATGACGTCACTGCTCCAGGCTGAAGTCAAGCTCATGGAGCACCAGTCGTCCATCATCGTAGCAGAAGCGCAGTCGAAGCACTGGATCACCAGCGCCTGGCGTCCGATCACGATGTTGACCTTCCTCGGGATCATCGTGCTCGCGTCTTTTGGTTTGGTGGACACGGAGGCCCTCGCCGCTGTCCCGGAACGGATGTGGACCCTGCTTACGGTGGGGATCGGGGGCTATGCCGGTGGGCGTTCACTGGAGAAGACCGCGCAGATCGCAGCGTCAGCATTCACATCGGCGCAGGGGAACCGCTAATGACCGTCTTCAGTGATTCAGCGTGGCGTGACATGGGTCCGCCCATGTGGATGGCTCGGGTGGAAGCCCGCATCCTCATGAACGAACTCGAAGGCCGGGACGTGGTCATCACGTCGGGCCGGCGAGCGCCGACGCCGGGGGGCAGCAGCCTGCACGCGCATGGCCTGGCCATGGACATCCGGTCGCGGGACTTCGGAAGCCCCTCGCGGATCTGGGCCTACGCCGACGAGCTACAGAAGCGTCTCGGGGAGGACTTCGACGTCATCGTCGAGGGCCCTGCGGCGCGTGACGTCCGGTACAAGAACCGGGCGCCGCACATTCACATCGAGTACGACCCGAAAGGAAGGCACGCCTCACGGCTGGCTGACGACTAAATGCCATTCATCGACATCTCTCCGCCGCCCGGCGTCATCAAGCCGGGCACCGTGTACGACGCCAAGGGCCGTTGGTACGACACCCTCTGGGTGCGTTGGTTCGAGGAAGTCATGCAGGCTATCGGCGGGTTCGAGGCTGTCGAGGTATCCGCCGCGCAGGTTGACGCGACGGAGCGGGTGGGTGGTACCTGGTCGTGGAGAGATAACGATGGAGGCCCGATCCTCGCGTGGGGTGGCCCCACGCTGGTGAAGGTTCTGAAAGGAGGTGCGATCTTCGACGTGACCCCCGCGTCGGGCTACACCACGGGGAACGCCGACGCCCAGATCACCACGGGGAACTTTGGGCAGGGAGACTATGGGGAGGGTCTGTATGGCGTCGGTGATACCTCGATCTCTGCACTGACGGAAGCGCAGAGCTACCAGATGGACAACTACGGCGAGGACATGTTCTGGGTCTCCTACTCGGACGGTCAGCTGTGGTACATGGACTCGGACGGCAACGCGGGCGACCCCGCTGCCTCTGTGCTCATCACGCCCACCACGGGCTCGGTGCCCACGACCAACGCAGGGGTGGTCATCACCCCGGAGCGGTTCGTCATGGTCCTCGGGGCCGGCGGAGACGCTCGCAAGATCCAGTGGCCGGACGTGGACGACTACACCGACTGGCTCGTGGACATCAACAACCAGGCAGGGGACATCAACCTGCCGGGGAAGGGAGCGATCATGGCCGGACGCCGGGCTCAGTCTGAGACCCTCGTCTGGACCGATCAGGACATCTTCTCCATCCGCTACATCGGCGGGGACTTCGTCTACCAGGCGATCCCGGTGGGCGCCGTAGGCGCCATCTCCCGCCGCTCGATGGCGATCGTGGGCTCCGTTGCGTACTGGATGAGCCCTCGCGGCTTCCACATCTACAACGGGTACACGCAGGCTATCCCGTCGCCGCTGGCGGATCACGTCTTCAGCGACCTGAACACCAACCAGTCCTCGAAGATCTGGGCGGAGGTCCGCTCGGCGTTCGGAGAGATCACCTGGCACTATCCCTCGGGCGCCTCGACGGAGTGCGACAAGTCGGTGACGTTCAACTACAACGACGGTTTCTGGTTCAACAACACGGTAGCCCGCACCGCGGGAGAGGACACCGGCGCTCTGTCGTACCCGACGGCCTTCGACCCTGACGGCCTGCTCTGGAGACACGAGACGGGCAACAGCTACGGTGGTGCGACCCCGCAGGCCATCTCCGGTCCGATCGAGATCGGCAAGGGAGACAACGTCATGCACCTACAGTCCATCGTACCCGACGAGAAGACGCTCGGTGACGTGGACATCTACCTGCTTACCGGGTTCTACCCGACGGGCAGCGAGACTGAGAACGGCCCCTACACCCCGGCGAATCCGACGGATCTCCGCCTGACTGCGCGTCAGGTGCGGCTCAAGATCGTCCAGGACCAGGCGGGCTGGAGAGTGGGTACGATTCGGGCGGACGTGGAGTTGGGCGGGGAGCGTTAGATGACGCTCGTACAGCGGTTCCCCAACGCCCCACAGAACTACGACGCCCAGAACGAGGCCCAGTTCCGCAACATGGTCAAGCAGGCCGTGGCGGACGGGTCCTCGCAGATTATCCTGCAGGAGGGCGTGAAGCAGGTCTTCCGGGGGACCCTGGGCGACACCCTCGTCCACAACGGCGCGGAGTTCCTCGCGACCAAGAACTTCACCTCGGAGATGATGTTCGAGGATGGGCTCGCGTTCTACGACACCGCCCAGGCCACCAACCAGAACTCGTTCTACCAAGAGGCCGGCGTAGCCTCCGGGGCCTCGGGCACCGTGGTGGACACGGGCACGTACAAGTACGCCTTCTCGAACTACAGCGAGTTCTCTGCCTACGACGGCACCGCGTTCGGTCCTGACGGAAACGGAATCACTGTTGGTGGGACCGCGATGTCCCAGTCCCAGGTGGACCTCGACCTCGTAGGGAACGAGGGCTACGTCTACTGGCACAACGGGAACCAGGGCTATCACTTCTACCACACCGACTGGCTGGACGCGGTGCCCAACGGTGAGGGTGAGATCCTCCTGCGGTTCTACGTCAACGCCATCTCGGGTTCCGGGCTCCGCGTCAAGACGGGCGTCGGGATGCACAGCTACTCAGGTGGTGGCCTCGACGTCATCGCGTCCGGGCTGCACCTCCAGATCTACTCCTTCAACAACTCGCTGCGTGGCGGGCTCGTCAACTCCCTGAACGGAGCCGGGACCGGGGACCCTGGGTTCAACTGGGGCACCGGGTACGGTGGCTTCGGCGCAGCCTGGCATTGGATCAGGCTCCGCCTGGAGAACGAGTCCTCCGGGCTCTACGACTACAAATACCACATGACGGAGGACTCGTTCACTGAGGC